GATATATACTAAAGTATGATTCTGCACTGATAGTGTGCAATATTGTTGCTGAGTGTTCTATTGTGGTGCAACACTGACACACACGCGACCGCAAGCAAGAATCATGCCAACTTACCTGGTATAACCCTGCTACTTGAGTGGTTATTGTGGCACAGAAATTGCTATAGCAAGAATCATGCCAACACGATCAACATGGGGGGAGGGGTGTAGCTGTAGTGTTGTATTTATGCTGAACCCACACAGGCACTAAAAAAAGTAGTTGACAAATGAGAAAAAATATGCTAGAATTATGCTTTTGAAGAAAGAGTCTATATAGTCATACTGGACATTTAGGTTCATAGTAATTAATTATTAATAATTATTTATTATACTTACTACGAATTACTACGAACATTATAGCTATATTGACCTATATAATGAGTAATATAGGAAAATCAATGGATATCGAGCATTCTCAGAACATTGAGACTGAGTTAGAGGATTCTACTCAAAGCTCAATAGAACCAGAGAAGAAGAGAACATACGCTACCAAAGCCAAACAGCTTACTCCAGTAGGAACAAAAGTAAAAAGAAGACCTGGTAGACCCTCAAAGAAAGAGATGGAGTATGTAGCTCTCAAGACAAAGAGAAAAAAGAGTTCTCTTGTCTCAAAACGAGAAGAGACTCAAAAAATCAGAGAACTTATGGCTAGGATGTTGATTACGAATGGTGATAGGGTTCTCAAAAAGACAATTGACATCGCCATGACAGATGAGCATCCCCATCAGATGGCAGCACTAAAATTATTAATAGATCGTGCATTACCTGTTTCTGTATTTGAAAAGGATAAGCAACTAAATAAAGGAATAACTATTAACATATCATCAGCAGCAGAACCAAAACCAGTAGTAATAGAGGATTCTGATGGAACTTGATGTTAAGTTATTAGCATGGCAACAAAAGGTATGGAATGACCCTACCAGGTTCAAAGTTGTTGTAGCTGGTAGAAGAACTGGTAAATCCAGGTTAGCAGCATGGTTATTAATTGTGAATGCTCTTCAAACAGAAAAAGGTCATGTGTGGTATATAGCCAACACTCAAAGTCAGGCTAGGGACGTAATGTGGTCTACTCTTCTTGATCTGGGTCACCCAGTAGTAGAGTCTAGTCATATTAATAATTTACAGATTAAACTCATTAATGGTACAACCATATCATTGAAGGGTGCTGACAGACCTGAGACAATGCGAGGAGTATCTCTCAAGTTTGTTGTGATGGATGAGTACGGCTCTATGAAGTCAGAGGTGTGGGAGACAATTATCAGGCCTGCTCTCGCTGACCAGAAGGGTTCTGCATTGTTTATAGGTACTCCTTATGGTAGAAATCATTTCTTTGATTTATACAACTATGCTAATGACAGTGATGATAAAGAGTTCAAAGCATGGCATTTTAACTCATTTGATAATGATTTATTAGACCCTAAAGAGATAGAAGCAGCTAGAAAGTCTATGTCTAGCTTTGCTTTCAGACAAGAGTTTATGGCTTCTTTTGAAGCTGCTAGTGGTGGTCTATTCAAAGAAGACTGGATACAGTATGATGAAAAAGAACCAGAAAGAGGTAGATGGTATATAGCTTGTGATATTGCAGGATTTTCTGACGTAGCTCATGCTAACACTGCTAGAAAGAAAAGACTAGACCAAACCGCTATAGCAATAGTAAAAGTAGATGAAGACAGATGGTGGGTTCGTAGTATAGAACATGGTCGCTGGGATATTAAGAAGACTGCTTCTAAGATATTTCAGGCAGTGACAGACTTTCAACCTCTGTGCGTAGGAATAGAAAAAGGTATTGGTAAGAATGCAGTAATGGGTTACTTGTCAGACATGATGCGTCAATACAATACTTACTTTAGAGTAGAAGATGTAACTCATGGAAACAAGAAAAAGATTGATAGGATTACATGGTCACTACAGGGTAGGTTTGAGCATGGTAAGATAACTCTGAACAAAGGCTCATGGAATAGTGAGTTCTTAGATCAGTTGCTTCAGTTTCCTAACCCACAGGTACATGATGACCTGATAGACGCACTATCATACATAGAACAAGTACAAATACCAGAATACAACGTGTATTATGAAGAAGAAGAATATGAACCATTAGACACAGTAACAGGCTATTAAGATGGAAAAATTAGTAGAAGAAACGTACAGACAATATCCAAACTTAGATCAATATTTAGACCCTAAAAATATTATATTTAATCTAGGTAAAGAAAAAGATTATTTTTTAGAGCAATGGGTAGCAGGAGAGCCTGGTAGTAAAGAGTCTCCTAGACCTAAAGAAATACCATTAGATGAGTCTGGTATTGAGGTATATAAAGAAAGCACTAGACCTATAGATATTGTAGGAGATATTGTTTCCCATACTTTAGTAGAAACAGACCCTGATTTTAAAGCAGTATACGATAAATTTAAACAGTCTCTTCAGCCTGGTCAAATGGAGAAGAGGTATCAAAAACATAAAGAATTTGGTGAAAAAAGACCATTTGAGTTATGGTCTAAACGAACAGGTATACCTGAATTATTTAGAGGTTATACGTTTAATCAGTTTGGTAATGCTTCTGCTGAAGATTTAATAAATGAAGGTTTATATACACCGCAACAAATACAAATACTAAATGAAGCAAAACAATTAATAAGGAACAAGTTACAAACAGAACAAGTAGAAGATATACTAAGCAATCCGCTCACAGAATCAACTACAGAGTAGTATACCGTTATGTCTACCACCCTAGGAAAACAATATGAATAATGAAAGTTACACAGTAAATCCTCTAGTATCATGGGTACTAGGTCAATGTGATCAATGGAAAGTACACAGAGATACAAACTACCTTGACAAGTGGCAAGAGTATGAAAGGCTCTTCAGAGGCATCTTTGATGCTGCGGATAAAACCAGAGATTCTGAAAGAGCCAAGATTATCACTCCTGCACTGCAACAAGCAATAGAGTCCCACACAGCAGAGATAGAAGAGGCTGTGTTTGGTAGAGGCGAGAAGTTCTTTGATATTACGGATAACCTGATAGACCCACAGAAGATTGATATTCAGTTAATTCGTAATCAGATGCTTGAAGACTTCAAGAAGGGTAACGTAAGAAAAGCAGTATCTGACATCATTTTGTTATCTGCAATCTATGGTAATGGTATTGGTGAGATCATTGTATATGAGAAGAAAGAGCTAATACCAGCTATGCAACCAGTAGTAGAGATGGGTATCACAGCAGTAGGTGTACAAGAGAAAACAAGGTTCTGTGTAGGATTAAAACCAATAACACCATACAACTTCTTGATAGACCCCTCTGCAAGCAACGTACAGGAGGCTCTAGGCTGTGCTATTGAAGAACTGGTATCTATCCATTCTGTAGTGTCAGCAATGGAGTCAGGAGTCTATGAGACAGTCCCAGACCTATCTCAGTATGCAATAGAGACTGATTTAGAGCCATCACAAGAAGTATCTGACTATCAGGAAAACAGAGTCAAACTTCTACGATACTATGGACTCATACCAAAGTATATGTTGGATAATCAAGACGACTCAGAAAAGTTTGAAGAAGTATTTAACAAGCAAGCAGATGAGTATGGTACTCAGGCAGCAGACTACAGTGACCTGGTAGAAGGTATTGTAGTCATAGCAAATGACCAGCATTTACTCAAAGCAGAAGAGTCACCATACATGATGAAAGATAGACCTATCGTTTCTTTCCAGAATGATAGTGTTCCTAATCGTTTCTGGGGTCGTGGTATTGCTGAGAAGGGCTACAATATGCAAAAAGCTATTGATGCTCAGGTACGATCACACCTTGATAGCGTAGCACTAGCTACAGTACCAATGATGGCTATGGATGCTACCAGATTACCTAGAGGTGCTAGGTTTGAGGTAAAACCTGGTAAGACTATTCTTACGAATGGTAATCCAGCAGAGATTCTTTATCCTTTTAAGATAGGTTCAGTCGATGGTTCTAATATTAATACTGCTACTTCTTTTATGAATATGCTGCTTATGGCTACAGGAACAATAGATAGCTCATCACTACAAGCTATGACTACAGCAGAAGGAGCTGGTTTATCTGTAGCATTGTCATCAATCATAAAGAAAAACAAGAGAACACTGATAAACTTCCAAGAACAATTCTTGATACCCTTTGTAACTAAGTCTGCACACAGGTTTATGCAGTTTGACCCAGAGAGATATCCTGCACAAGACTTTATATTTACTCCTTCTAGTAATCTAGGTATCATAGCTAGAGAGCATGAGCAGATGCAGTTTATGAATTTACTAAAAACACTAGGTGCAGAGTCACCAATCGTACCTTTAGTTCTGTCTGCAATCATAGAAAACTCTAGTTTGAACAACAGAGAGCAACTAATACAGCAACTACAGCAGATGATGCAGCCTAATCCACAGGAAGCACAGTCACAACAAGCTGCTGTACAG